ATTTTTTCTGGAGTAATAACAGGTGACTTCTTTGATTTGCCAAGCATTTCAGTTTGGTCTTTTTCTCCACTTATTTTTTCTTCTAAATTCTCCGTTGGAGATTTGATTATATTCTTTAAATTTTTTGAACTAAATTTATCTTTTAGTTTACCTAAAGATTTTTCTGTCTTATCTGATATTTGTTTTTGTGGAGTTTCTTCAATGTTAGGCTCAGATTTTTTAGGTTGATTTAGATAACCAGCCTCTCTCTTTGAAGCCGCACGACCAAAAGCACCATTTTTTCCTAAAACAAACCAATAGCCTTTACCATTAAAAGCATTTTGGTTCCAAGCGTATACTACGCCTTTTAGTTTTTTGGTGTTCATCTTCTAGCTGCTTGTCTTTGCTTAATTTTTTCGTTTTCTTCTTCAATGTATTGTGTAAGCATAGTAACGTAAATATCACGTTCCCAAGGCAGCATATTTTCAAGCTCAAACAAACTATACTTGTGGTGCTGTATCAATGCAAAGTTTGTTTTGTAATAATTTCTCAGATTGTCATGACGAAATGTTAAACGAAAAAAGCGTCTAAGCCTTCTACGTTAATTGTGTGGTGAAATCCACACTTTTTGCAATCAACTTCAATTTTCTTGTTTAGCTTTGGTAACTTATTAAAAAATTCTTCAATCTTTTCAAATTGTGTTTGGTTTAACGATTCTACAAACTCTATCAATTCTGATGGGTCTGATTCTTTTGCGTAATAGTATTGTTCACCATCAAATATCCATTCAATACTTTCTACAATCATATCAAATGCCATATCTGTGGCATTTTCAAACTTAGATGCTCGTTGAATAACAGAAAATTCTGGATACTTCAACTTAACACTTATTTGGCCGTTAATTTGAATGACATCATCAAGCGATGGGTCTGTTTCAATCTGGATTTCTAATAGATTTAAATTAACATCCATTAGATTACCACACTTGTCATTCTCAACAACATTCTCACAACGGTATTTGTTTTCAACTACTTCGCCAACAGAACGAGCTCTTAATTGTAGAAAGTAATATTCAACATCAATGATAGGTAATTTATCAATGTCAATATTTTCGGTCAATGTACAATTATGCAACACCTGACGAATGTTTCTTTCGATGGTTTCTTTCTCATCAGCTTCCATTGCCATCATTAAATTACGTTGTTCTTTGACAAGAAAAGGTCTAAAACGAATTCTTGTTTTAGATAATGGTAAGTCTATTTCATAGACAGGTGTATCAATTTTAGGTAAAGCCATTTTTTATTCACTCCTAGATTAAATTATTTTCCCAATATGTATATGCAAAAACTACAGCCAACTTATGAAACCCATCTGACGACCAATCTAAATCTAATTGATTAACTGAAATTGGATACGCCTCATGTAATACAACAGAATATGTCAATTTATCTTCTAAACTAAATTGATTGACAGTAAGTGTGCCGGCATAATCTGCTTTATAATTAACATTGTAACTGCTGGAAGGCACTATTTTGTCCATCCAAGAATCAAAAAATATTTTTTCATTCATTGTATCTTTAACAATAAAAGTTAATGTGATATCATTGAATTGAACTTGATACGGGTATTTTTCAATTGGGTTCGATCCAAACTTTTGTTCAGTAGTGGCAAAAGTTATGCTTGGTAATTCGGTACTTTCACAAGAAAATGTTAAATCAGACACTTTAACACCTTGAGTATTTAAAGTTGAAGGTGGTGTAATTTGCACGTTAAACCTGCTTGGTCGTGCTACATCACTACTAAATTGACTGATAAAATTTGCAACGGTTGGCATTTAGTTTCCTTTAATTTGGTCTACTGATTCTTGCCACACTTCATTAGGTTTGGCACCTTTAAATTGATGTATAGGCAGAAAACTTGCCACTTCAAACTCATGTGGTTCAATGGCAAGTATTTTAGAACGAATATGACTGGTCAAATATCTTTTTAGACAAGGCTTAAACTCACGGAAACGCTTGGAGGCGTTTAATATGTCATACGACACTCTAAGTCTTTTAACGTCATTATTGCCGTCAAGGGACGCATAATCCATCAATTTGGTAAGAAACGCAACTCGGTACTTATATGGCAAGTAATGTATGTTTAATCCTAAAAAACCATCATTATATTTTTCCAAGGCAATAATCATTGGAAATTTATCATAATACGGCAAATCATCTTTTCCTTTAGGATCGTAAAAGAAGCAATACATTTTGCCAAGCATGAATCGTTTATCATACCGCATAGCTTCTTTTGAAACTGCTCTTGGTATTGATGATACATTTCTTATATCATCAATTTTTGTTTTAAGCCATTTCATGGACTCCCGAGACATAACAGCATAATCGGTTGCTGACCGTTCTTGTCCAAATTTAGTAAGTATTGAAGTTGCCATCGGTTATTTAGTTGATTCCAAGATGGTCTTCGGTAATCACACGAAACTCCCATGCACGGTCTTTACAAAATTCAACAGCAGCTTTCCATTTTGCTTCATTGACACCCCATGTTTTGACTGCTCTGATATAATTTTCTGTAATTCGTTTTTGTGGTGGCGGTGGTGCAGTTTCTTTCTTTGGTTTGACTTCAAGCATCATTGTTTTAAGTTTCCCATCTTTTGTTCTCATTTTCACAATAAAATCTGGAAAGTAACGATGCCATTTGCCATCTACAGGAGATTTGTAGGGAACAATAACTTCTTCAGATGCCCACGACAATATATCATCATTTAAGTCAAGCCAAGACATGACTTTGACTTCCCATGACGAGCGATATACTATATTATTGGGGTCTCCAATATATTTTTGTGGGTTACGAGGTTTAAATAGTCCAGAATATGCCATATTTTAATAAATAGGTGTATGTCGCCGGATGGGGGTCCGCACATACTCTAATAAGAAAAGACCTTACCAGCATGATTATATATAATCTAAATTTTTATGTTTATGCCTATTTGAGAAAAGATAAAACGCCATACTACATAGGAAAAGGAACCGGCGACAGAGCTTGGTCTAAACATCATTTTAAAATTCCAAAAGATAAATCCAGAATTGTTATACTAGTTGAAAACCTTTCTGAATTTGGCGCTTTTGCTTTAGAGAGAAAATTTATAAGATGGTACGGAAGAAAAGATTTGGGCACAGGCATATTATATAATAAAACTGACGGAGGAGAAGGCTCTTATGGTTATAAATTTACCGATGAACAAAAAAGAAAATTGATTGGACCAATAAAAAAATGGAAAGTAATTGATCCAAATGGAAATGAAAAAATAATATTAAATTTATATAAATTTTGTAAACAAAACGGTTTAGACCAAGGAAGTATGAGTGGTGTAGCTCGAGGCAAAAGAAAACATCACAAAAAATGGCGTTGTGAATACCAAACTAAATAGTATGTATAATCATTTTTTTAGAAAAAAAACAAATGGCTCAATTAACTTTAGTCACATCAGCAACAAATCTTCCTCAAACTAGAGGACCTCTAAGTGGATTAGAAGATTCTCCTGCTGGATTAACAACAAGATATCCGCAAGATTTGGCGCAACTTAGTACATCAGGTAAAAATAATAAAAATCATTGGGTTACATTCACAATTAGAGATGTTGAGCCTGCTGCAATTGGTACAACTCCAACACAAACTGCCATTACAACATCAGCTGGTGCTGCTGTAGCATTAACTACTGTTGCTGGAGCAATTAATATAGGAGTTGCTGCTATTAATAATGTCGTTAATGGTGGTTCTGGTACAGGAGCTGCAGTCGGTCAAACAGCAGCACTCGGAGCAGCTGCAGCATTAACTGCTTTTATTACAAGTGGGACAGGATTAAAAGTTTCACCACCAATAAGTAGCACAGTCAGTATAATTTCATTATATATGCCAGATACTCTTACGGCTAGTTATGATGCAAACTACGAAGAAATGAGTTTAACGAGTGATTTGGGTCCTTTGATTACAACACTTAGAGCAATTGGTTCAAGTGGAGAATCTATTTTAGGTTCAATTAAAAGTTCTTTTGGAGGTTCTTCTGGCGGTAATGATATAAGTACAAATCCAAATGTATCACAAGCGTTAACAGGAACTGCTGCAGCTATGGGACTTGATTTGCACGGTGTTGATTTATCAAACTTAACTACTGTTTTACAACAAGGACAAGGATATGCACTTAATCCTCAATTACAAATGGTTTACCGTGGAACAGGATTAAGAACTTTCTCATTAAGTTTTACTATGACACCAAAATCACAAGAAGAAGCTTTAGTTGTAAATAATATTGTTCAACAATTTAGATTCTATTCA